GTCTCGCGTTCACCTGTTTCTGGGTATTATCAAAAAGATTCCTTAGTGCTATTGGGATCTGTTCTTAGCCTTAAGAGATAATCCTCGTGACCCTTTGACACAATGTAAGCAATAGATCCACGAGGAACACCACACACTGTTGCAATGTTATCCAATGTGATCCCTCTCTCTCTCAGCAGGAATGCTTTGTTGCACAGCTCCGGAGTGATCGGGCTGCTGGTCTCCTCCTCAGGCTCCAGGTTGGGAATGGGGTCGCCCTCGGCGTCCATCTGGGTGCCGCGCGGGTAGGACATCCAGCCGTGCTTGATGGCGTAGCGGACCAGGTGCTTCGCTTCCCGCAGGACTTGGGTCTGGCTGATGCTGTATTGTGTGGTCATTGGTATTTAGAAACTGGGTGATGGGTCGGAGAAGCGGCAGTATTGGCCCTCGTAGTGTAGTTTAACCGTGCCGCATTCTCCGTCCCTTTGCTTGGCGATAATGATCGAAGCCTCGCCGCTTGCTTCTGTTCTGTCACGATTTAGAAGGGCCACGAGGTCACTATCGCGCTCCAGTTGTCCGCTGTCGGCCAGGTCTGAGAGCTTGGGCTGCCTGCCCTTTTCCTTCTCGGATTCCCGGTTTAACTGCGCCAGCGCGAGCATGGCCACACCTGTCTGGACTGCGATGTCCTTGAGTTTGCCGCTGACCTCGGCCACCTCGTAGGTGCGCTTCTCTGAGCGGTCGGCTGCCTTCACCTTCTGGATGTAGTCGACGATCACCAGTCGCACCTGGTGCTTTCTGACAGCCCTTCTGACGTGGGCGGTGATGCTGGAGATGCTGTGGCTGCTGGGTCCATCGAGGAACCATAGGGGGCTGCCTGCGATCTTAGCGGAGGCGGCAGTCATGGATCTCATATCGCCATCGGTCAGGTCGCCGCTCTTTAGGTTCTGCATGGGGATGCTTCCAATGGTCGAGACCATGCGTCTAAAGATAGCTGCCCGAGACATCTCCAGGCTGACGAACAGGGTGGGCACCTTGTCCTGGATGGCTGCCTTGTGCGCGATGGCGATGGCGATGGCTGTTTTGCCGATGCTTGGCCGGGCTGCAATCAGCGCCATCTCCCGGAGCTGCAGGCCGTCGGTCTTGTGGTCGAACCAATGGAAGCCGGTGGCGATGCCTGACAGCGTGCCCTTGCGGTTGAACCTGTCCTGCATCTCGTCGATAAAAGATCCAGCCACCTGCTTCGACGTTTGCAGTGTCTCCTTGGAGACATCAATGGTGAGCCCTGCTTCAGCATTTGCGACGATTTGATCCGGTTGGAGGGTCAGGACAGCAGACTCTCGAATTAGGCGGTCTCCGGCGTCTCTGAGCTGTCGCCGATGTGCTGCCTCGGTGATGCCCTTCATGTAGTACGGCAGGTTTGCTGGAGATGGGCAGACTTCCATGGCCTGGTTCCACTGGTCGAAAGGCATGGGTAGTTGGCCGTAGGCTTTCTTCCATTCCTTCCCAAGTTCTCCGAGGGTCGGCTGCTTGTTCTCCTGCACCAGGCCGCGGATGGCATCGAAGGTCAGCCGGAGGTTGTCCTGGGTGATCCATTCGCTCCGGATGTCTGCCAGGGCATCCGAGCAGGTGTCTATGGATCCGGTAAGGCAGGCGCCGATCATTCCCAGCTCGTCGTCGTTGGGATAGTAGGGGTCGCTCATACGGAGTCCCTCCAGTCGACTTCCTTTTTCGCCGCGCCTTTACATCCAACCAGACCCGAGGCGTCTCCTAGGCGAGACAACCAGTTCCTCAAGGCAGCCGGCCAGGACTTCATCGGGTTCTTACCAACCTTCCAACCATTGGACTCGTAGTAATTGTGGAACTTGTCGACCTCGGTGATGGGTAGGCCGATCTTAATGGCTTCAGCAGTCAGCTCTTCGAGCGTAGGCTTCTGGAAACGAGCGGTGGGCGGCTTGTCCGCCTGTATCTTCTCTGTCTTATCTTCTCTATCTTCTCTATCGGTTACCCCATGGGTTAGCCGTGGGTTAACCGGATTCGATTCTGGGTTAACCCGTGGGTTACCCATGGGTTTCTTTGGGCGCCCTCCTTTGCCTCCATTGAACCAGGAAGCGATCAGGCTGGCGTTCACCTCGTCCCACTCGTGGGCGATCAGGTATCCGTCCTCGTGCCGGCAGAATGTCTGCATCATTGCAGACCAGAACTTATCGGCATCACCAGGCCACCGGCAGACCGATGCCAGAATTGCCGGACTCCACTCTGGGAACTTGTTTGTCTTTCTGGTCTGGCAGTGAGACCAAAGTCGGATGACGTAGTTTGGGGCTGCCTCGGTGTCGAGTAACCGCATCAGTAGACGGGTCTTCCAGTGATCTAGAAAGTCGGGTTCGATTATCATGTCTTAAACGGAAAACCCCACCCAGACCGTGGTGAGAACTCGCGCAGAACCAACGCGACGTAACACGGAAAGGGTGGGGAAAAGTTTGTTGAACATGGGTTCTGGTTGTGGTTTCGGCGTTTGCTTCTCACGGCTCACGTCGACAGGCCGCTCCCTAGCTGACAGCCGGGGCGGTGTATAGCTCTTTCATCAGCACTCGGAAGGCCCGTTCTGCGGTGGCCGGCACGACTCCATTCCCGAGCAGTCGGAGCTCGTCCGTTCGATTGTCACCGGAGACACACAGCTCGGCATAGTCCATCCCACCGGCAGCCCCATCAGCGTCTCCACCCAGCGCGGGTTGAGTTTGCCGCTGGTGTGGCTCTTCACCTGCTGGTCCAGCTTGTCGATCATGCTCCCGTCCTTCTGCCGGTGCGCTCCGGTCGATACGGTGGCTGTCTGCCACAACCCTGGGCGGCTCCCATCCGTACTGCTGCTCGCCGGGACGGGAGGGCCATGCTTCACGACAACCGTGCTGAGTGATTCCTGACTGCCTTTCATACCTCGACTCCTGTCCTGAAAGCCCTGACGGGCTTCGCTGGCTTGAACTGTTGGCCAATAGCACAAACGTCCCGAGGGGGGGGGGTGTTCGATTGAGTTGAGACTTGCCTTGCGAGTTCTTGGCTTCGTTCGCTGTCATTGTAGGCCAAGATAAAGACCCGCTTGCGCTGATGAGGCGCACCGCATTCAGACGCGCTGAATATGCCCCACGTCGTTCTGTAACCCATTCCTGCCAAGTCTTCGATGACGTCGGACAGCCCCAGGCTGATATGTCCTTCGACGTTCTCAAAGAAGCAGCAGCGGGGTCTGAGAAGTCGAATGCCGTCTGCGATATAGGGCCACAAGTGCCTTGGGTCGTCTTTGCCTCGGCGCTGCCCGGCTGCACTGAAGGGTTGGCATGGGTAGCCACCAGTGAGGATGTCCACGCGGTCACGAAACGCTGCCCAAGGGAAGGTCTTAAGATCCGTCCAAATAGGTGACGCGTCCAGGTGTCCCGCCTCCATTTTCGCAACCAGATTGCTGATGGCGAAGGCTTCAATCTCACAAAGAGCGACTGAGCGCAGATTTGGGACTGCTCGGTGCAGTCCAAGCTCAATGCCTCCGTATCCAGCGCACAGGCCGATGTGTGTAACTGCCTGGGAATTATCCATGTCATGGCTTCTCCTCAGTAGGCCGGAATCAGGATATCGGCCACCTGCTGGGTGAGCTGCACGTCCCGCAGGCAATAGTCGATGGCTGCCTGGCGGTCGGTATTCCACAGCAGGCTGAACTCGGCGCCACTGCCTGTCTTGTCCCCGAGGCCCAGGTGCCGGCAGATAGATCCGAGGCTGCCATGGGCTCGATTGTCCCCGAGCTGCCACACCTCCCGCAGATCGACCACCAGATCGTTCCAGTAGCGTCCCTGGCGCAGCCAGTAGGGTGGGATAATGCGGTGCTTCCAGGAGCGCTTGATGAGGAACGGCAGATCGAAGGCCTTGATGTTGAAGCCGACAAGTTTTGGCTGCCGTTCATAATAATTGAGCATGGTCCACCATTCCCGGAGCATGGCGGCCTCGTTGTCGTCGTTCTTGAGCACGCCGAGGTGTTGGTGCTCGAAACGGTATCCGATGCACAGGATCTGGCCTGAGAGGGCATCCAGGGCAGCGTTCCGGATGTAGTCCGCGGTATGAGTCTCCTCGGCCTTCTGTAGCTTCTCGGCGATTAGGTCCGGGTTCTTGATGTTGCCCAGCTTCACGTCTGCCGGGTTGAAAGGTGGGATGTTGAGTTCTGAGATCGGTAAAGGCCCGGTCTCGATGTCGAATATGATGGTCGGATTGGCTGGCATAGTTCTAA